TCTTGGTATTGATGTGTCAAGTGCCGAGCAGGTGTACAATAGAATTGTTAGCAATATACCAGATGGTAAGCCATTTTCCTCTCGTGATGAGATTGATGCCGGAGGCTTTTTAAAGCTGGCTTCTGATGCAACAAGCTTAATATACCAGCAAGCATATAAAGTTTTAGAGTCTAAGCTACAGAATGATAGATTTGAAGCTGAGTTTGTTAAATTGTTGGCTGATTACATTAAAACTGGTGCTGTTGGACCAGAGTCTGAGTTTATTGAGTTGGTGAAAATTTTACCCGGCGGTTTCAAAAGAGCTAGATTCGGTAAAAAGTTTTACACTGAGATGGAAAAAGCAAATTTATATCCTATTATTAATACTTCTGGTTCTTATCCAAAAATTCAAATTATTTACGAGGATGCTGCAGGAAATAAAAGCGTTCTTGTGCAAATGAGAGCAAAAGTAGAAAGAGCTTCAGGAAAGTCTGGTGGGACTAAAAAGTATGGTGTTCTAATGAGAAACTATCTTGAAACAGGTCCAGCGTTATATAAATTAGCTGGTGTGTAAATAACATTTGACATCATTAATTGATGGTGTTATCTTATATTATAATTAACAGGAGGGCTAATGCCTAAGAAAACTACCGCCAAGGCCGGGCGTGTAAATTTACAAGACCTTATGAAACTTGTAAATAAAAAAGCAGGTCAAAACGTTGCTCACGATCTTACGGGCGATAACCCTACGTCTGTCAAAGAATGGATTCCAACCGGCTCACGCTGGCTAGACTCTATCATTGCTAAGGGTCAAATCGCTGGTATTCCAGTGGGTAAGATTACAGAGATTGCAGGTCTTGAAGCAACTGGTAAATCATACATGGCAACACAGATTGCCGCAAACGCCCAGAAAGCGGGTAAGATGGTCGTTTATTTCGATTCTGAGTCTGCTATCGACCCAATGTTCTTGGAGCGAGCAGGATGCGATCTAGAGCGATTAATGTACGTTCAAGCATCCTCTGTCGAGTTTGTGCTTGAGACTATCGAAGAGTTACTTGGTGCAACTGATGAACAGATGGTTTTTATCTGGGACTCACTAGCATTTACGCCATCAATCTCTGATGTTCAAGGTGACTTCAACCCACAATCATCAATGGCAGTCAAGGCTCGTATTCTTGCTAAGGGTATGTCAAAGCTTGTTATTCCTATTGCGGACAAGAAGGCAACGTTTATCGTCCTTAACCAGCTTAAAACCAATATCCCGCAGGGTCCGCTAGCTAGACAAATTGCAATGACAACGCCCTATATCACTCCCGGTGGTAAAGCGATGCATTATGCATACTCGCTTCGGATTTGGCTCACCGGCCGTAAAGCAAAGTCCGCATTCATCGAAGACGAACGAGGTTTCCGTATTGGCTCTGAAGTTAAAGTAAAACTTGAAAAGTCCCGCTTTGGTACTCAAGGTCGCTCCTGTGCATTCCGCATCATGTGGGGCACCGATGATGTTGGTATTCGAGATGAGGAATCTTGGTTTGATGCCATTAAGGGCTCCGAACATCTATCATCCGCTGGTGCGTGGTATACACTGTCAATGCCTGACGGATATGTTAAAAAGTTTCAGCCTTCAAAGTGGACTGAACTTGTAATGTCTGATGAAGAATTTAAAAGCAGAGTTATCAGTATCATGGACGAAGAAATCGTGCAGAAGTTTGATAAACGCCAAGGGGATGCTAGCACGTACTACGAAGATCCAGAGGACATATCAGTTCCAATAAAAGAGTAAAATATTACTTGACTATTGACCTCCGATGAGTTATTCTATGACTGTCGGAGGTTTTTTATGTCAGAGCAGAAAAAAAGGGTTATTGTTATTGATGCCCTCAACATGTTCATCCGTGCCTATATTGTTGATCCATCTTTATCTACAAATGGTCAGCCAATTGGAGGTATTAAAGGAACTATCAAGATCTTACAAAAGCTGGTTCGCATGACTGAGCCAGACGAAATCGTGATGGTTTGGGATGGACCCAATGGCTCATTGAAAAGAAAAAGCATTGATAAGAACTACAAAGAAGGTCGTAAGCCGTTACGCCTGAACAGAGCCGTACATAATCTCACAGATAACGAAGTGGTTCATAATAAAATATGGCAACAAACTAGAGTGATGTCTTATTTTAATGAAATGCCGATTATACAAATTATTATTCCAGAGGTCGAAGCTGATGATGTTATTTCACAAGTTACAAAACTAGAAAAGTATGATGGTTGGCAAAAAGTTATTATTTCAAATGATAAAGACTTCTTGCAATTGTGTAATGATTCGACAGTTGTATATCGACCAACCAGTAATCAACTCGTAAATAAAAACCGAGTTATTGAAGAATATGGAGTCCACCCAAACAACATGGCACTCGCACGAGCCATAGTTGGTGATGCTTCAGATAACCTGATCGGTATCAAAGGTGCGGGTTTGATTTCAGTCAAAAAAAGATTATCTTTTCTTGCATCGGAAAAAGACTACACTATCAATGAGTTAGTAGATTTTTGTGAAAAAGCAGATAGTAAATTGAAATTTTTTACGAATATCATCGAGGGAAAAGAAGTTATTTCTCATAATTATAAAATGATGCAACTGTACGCACCGTTGTTATCATTTCAATCAAAGCAGTTTATCTCTGAATCGATTGAAAACTTCCAGTGTACCTTCAACAAAACAGAAATTTTATCTCTAATGAGAGAGGATGGTTTTGGTGAATTAAACTGGGAAGATTTGAGAGCAAATCTAAATAGAATTTTATTAAATTGCTAGTTGACAATTTCACGAAACAATTTATAATACAACCACGAGGTTAATTTGTCAACTAAGCCATCTTTCAGCAATTATGGAAAAAGTTTCCAAGAAGATTTGGTGCATCTAATACTTAATGATCGTCCGTTTGCGGACCAGATTTTAGAAGTATTGGATGTTAACTTTTTGGAGCTTGAATATTTGCGTTTGTTCACAAACAAGATCGTTGAATACCGTCAAAAATATTCTAAACATCCATCGCATACTATTGTTGACTCTATACTGAACACAGAATTATCTAAAGAAGATAAAGTAGTATCTGAGCAAATTAAGGAATATTTTAGTAAGGTCTCGTCTACTGAAGTTGAGGGTTCTGAATATATCAAAGAGCAGTCACTAGATTTTTGTAGAAAGCAAAATCTTAAGGAAGCGATGCTCAAATCAGTTGACCTTCTGCAATCTTGTTCGTTTGATGAAATCTCCAAAATTATCAACGACTCCCTGAAGCTTGGTTCTGAAAATAATTTTGGCTATGACTACCTTGCTGACTTTGAAGAAAGATACTTGCCTAAGTTTAGAAACCCAGTTACTACTGGTTGGAAAGAGATCGATGACATTTGTGGTAGCGGTCTTGGCAAATCTGAACTGGGAGTTGTTGTAGCGCCCACCGGCGCTGGTAAATCTATGGTTTTGGTGCATCTTGGGGCACAAGCAATTAAAGAGGGCAAAACTGTCATCCATTACACTTTAGAGCTTCAAGAAACTGTTATTGGTAAGCGATATGATAGCTGCATTACAAGTTATCCACTTTCAGAGTTAACGTCTTTTAAAGATGATGTATACGAACAAATTAAAGACTTAGAAGGACACTTAATTGTTAAAGAATATCCTACAAAATCAGCAACAACTGGTACAATAAAGAACCATCTCAATAAACTAATCAAAAGGGGAATTGAGCCCGGTATGATCATAGTTGATTATGCTGATTTGTTGCGTCCGATGGTCATTAGAAAAGAAAAAAGAAATGAGCTTGAATCAATATACGAAGAACTTCGCGCGATATCCACAGAATACAATTGTCCAATCTGGACTGCTTCACAAACCAACCGATCAGGTTTGAATGCTGAGGTGATCACAATGGAGCAAATTTCTGAAGCTTTTAATAAATGTTTCGTGGCTGATTTCATCTTCTCCGTCTCACGAACAATCGAAGATAAGCAAAATAATAAAGGTAAAATATTCATCGCAAAAAACAGAAATGGTCCCGATGGCATGGTCTATGACATATTTATGGATACGTCAAATGTCAATATTAGAGTTTTACCTAAAACACAAATTATAAATAATGGCGTGGTTACGTCACCTGTGCAGTTAACACCAAAAATGCAGAAAGAGCATTTACATTCAAAGTATCAAAAATTTAGAAGGAACAAAACAAAATGAAAACTATTGAAAACATCCGCAAGTTCAGATTATCTGACTCGTTTATTGAGCCTTACACAACAGCCGAAGTACCATGGGGTCCGCTTGGGTATGTTACCTTCAAGCGCACTTATGCTAGAAGGTTGAGCGAATTCGATCCTAACGCTACTGGCACAGAAGAATGGTGGCAAACATGCCGTCGTGTCATCGAGGGTATGTTCCATATTCAAAAAGAACATGTTGTTCGTCTTGGATTAGAGTGGAATGATAATAAGGCACAGAAAACTGCGAAAGATGCTTTTGATCGTTTGTTTAACTTGAAGTGGACACCTCCCGGCCGTGGTCTTTGGATGATGGGTACCAAATTTGTTGAGGAAAGAACCGGCGCTGCTTTATTCAATTGTGCTTTCCGTTCCACACAAGATCTATCCAGTAAAGGTGGCTACATTTTTGCTTGGATTATGGATGCGTTGATGGTTGGTGTTGGTGTCGGATTTGATACTAAGGGCGCCGGTACCCTTAACATTAAAGAGCCAGTGTACACTAATGATACGCTGCTTATTGATGACTCGCGCGAGGGTTGGGTTGATTCGGTACACTTGCTGCTTGACGGCTTTTTTCTCGGAGGAAAAGTACCAAAGTTTGATTATTCAGCAATCAGACCTGAAGGAGCCCCAATTCTTGGATTCGGCGGCACCTCGTCTGGAGCCGGACCATTAATTGAGCTACATGATAACTTGAAAGAACTTTTTTCAGATAAAATTGGTGAACAAATTACATCGGTTGATATTGTTGATGTTGAAAATCTAATTGGTCGTTGCGTGGTCGCTGGTAATGTAAGGCGTTCTGCTGCGTTGGCGATTGGAGATTCTAGTGACTTTAGGTATCTTGAGATGAAGAATGATCAAGAAAAGCTTTATCACCACCGTTGGGGGTCTAACAATTCATTTGATGCTGAAGTCGGCATGGACTACAGTTGGCATGCTAAGCAATCGCAAACTAATGGCGAGCCCGGTTATATCTGGCTTGAAAATGCGAGAGCATACGGAAGAATGAAAGATGGTGAAAATTATGACGATATCGAGGTCATGGGATTTAATCCTTGTGTGGAGCAAAGCTTACATAACGCTGAGATGTGTTGTCTAGTAGAAACGTTTCCTGCTAAACATGATGATTATGAAGACTATCTTAAAACATTAAAGTGCGCTTATTTGTATGGCAAGACCGTTACTCTTGTTAATACACACTGGCCAGAAACAAACGCTAAGATGCTTAAAAACCGTCGCATTGGGTTGTCACAATCTGGCATCGTGCAAGCTTTTAATAAGCATGGACGCCGCGAAATGCTTGAGTGGTGTGACAATGCGTATACACAGATTAATGAACTTGACAGAGAATACTCTAACTGGTTATGTGTTCCTAAATCGATTAAGATGACATCGATTAAGCCTTCCGGTACCGTTTCGTTGCTGAATGGCTCTACCCCCGGCATCCATTTCCCAGAGGATGAATACTACATTCGCCGTATCAGATTTTCTAAGTCATCACAAATTCTTAAAACATTAGAAAAAGCAGGTTATAATATTGAAGATGATAAATACTCTCCGAATACTTCTGTTGTCGAGTTTCCTGTCAAGGAGCCATACTTTACAAAAGGAAAGCGAGATGTTTCTATGTGGGAACAACTTGAAATTGCAGCCCAGTATCAGAATTATTGGGCAGATAACGCCGTGTCTGTTACGATCTCGTTTAAAGACTCTGAATCAGATCAGATTCTTAACGCCTTAGAGATGTATGAAACTAGATTAAAAGCAGTATCATTTCTTAAGTATGAAGAAACTGGATATGAACAAGCACCCTACGAATCTATTACTAAAGAAAAGTATGAAGAGATGAGCAAAAAAGTACAGCCAATTATCAAAATTGAAGACGATAAAGGCGGAGTAGGCACTAAATTTTGTAGTAACGATACTTGTGAAATTTAAGGAGAAAAATGTTTAAACCAGTAAATCGACATATCTTGATTGATCTTGATCAAAGAACCGACGAGCAAAAATCATTAATTATGCTACCAGAAGATTATAAGCCTGAACAGCAAAAACATTCAGTTGTGCAGGTTTTGAATAAGTCTGATGATGTTAAGTTTGATCTTGTTATTGGTAGCAAAATTGTCGTAGATTCGTCTATGATCGAAGAAATAGTCATTAATAACACTACTTATAATATAATATTAGAGAATTATGTTGTGGGGGTGCTGTAGCCCTTGAGGTAAAATTAATGGATAAGAATTTCTACAACGAGGCTTCAGCCAAAAAACTTGGCTGGGAGCCTTCTTGGTTTAAAGAAAGATTTTTTGACGATAAGCTTGTAAGAGCTATAAAAAAATGGCAACGTTCGCGTAAATTAACTGCGGATGGTTTATGTGGACCTACAACTTTTAGAAGACTTTGGACCGAGCGCCAAGCAGAGATTGACAATTTTAAGCCCCGTAGTAAACACTTTTCAAATTATATTGTTTACAATGGTGAATTTCATCCTATTGATTGGGATAAATTTGTTTTATGGTCAGAGAAAGGTGGTCTTGAAACACCACATGGAAACTACTATGACTATTCTGGAAGACCTAAAAGACAAATACGGTATTTTATAAACCATTGGGACGTGTGTTTAAATTCTACCTCATGTCAAAATGTGCTTAACAGGAGGGGTGCTTCGGTTCACTTTTTAATTGATAATGATGGTACAATTTATCAAACCATGGATCTCCAGCACGCTGCATGGCATGCCGGCTCCGAAAGAACAAATCGGCCGTCAATCGGTGTGGAGATATCAAACGCTTATTACCCAAAATATCAAAGTTGGTATAAAAAACATGGCTTTGGAGAGAGACCCATAATTGATGATGCTTGGGTTCATGGAGAAAAACTAGACTCATTTACAGGATTCTATCCAGAGCAAATAGAAGCACTAAAATCACTTTGGGTTTCTATCCATCATGCAACTGGTATTCCATTCGAGACGCCAACAAATCAATTTGGCAATACCTCTACAAAATATGAACAAGATGTTGCATACGGAAAGTTTTCTGGGTTTGTTAGTCACTATCACGTTAGCAAAAGAAAGATAGATTGCGCTGGATTAGATATTAAATCTTTGCTTGATGGAATATATGTTTCTGACAAGGTGTTAGATGATTGATGTTTATGAATTTTATATTGTTGATGATGGGCTTGAATGTTAGTTACTACTCCGAGCTAGTAAAGAAACGAAATCATGAGTGGCAAATGAAGCCGGGTGTTACCGTTTGTAGTCACACAGGAGTTCAAAGTTTCAGAGTCTCACAAGCTATTAAATACTGGGAAAAGCTTGGGTATAGATTTGATTACATTCGCTACGATGACACCATATCTTGTGGTGAACCTAGATTTGGTGAAATTATCTTAACCATTCCAGACCAAGAATTTAATTTTAGTGATCATATGGCATCAACAAGGATCACTATTTCTAATAAAACAAGAGAGATTGTTAAAGCTAAAATATTTTTGTTTCCTAAAACTGCCAACAAAGAAAGAGTGCTGGAACATGAATTGGGTCACGCTTTAGGGTGGCCACATATTAATATACCTTATCACATAATGAACGCTAATTGGCATACCGGTGGTCACAATTCAAAAGGTTTGCATCTTAAACAATTTTACAAAAATTACGTTGATTAGTGATATAATATTATCGTGATTTTTAATTATGATAAAGTGGTTGTTGGTGGTGATTTAAGAGCTTTACTGTTTGCTTATATAAACTCATACCCTATCATTTTCGCAAGATGGCAAAAGCCTTTTGACTATGAGTTCTTTAGTCCAGAGACTAATTTAGAATTTTGTGGTATTCCAGAACAGGCTAAAACACTAAGCTGTAATTCTAAAACTAAGAAGGTCGGCATCAAAAAAGTTATTTTATGGGAAAGGCTTTATTTTCTATTGTCATTAAATGGATTACTGCCACTGTCTAATCTATGTTCAACAGTTAGACACAGTGAAGGAAGAATATCATGCTATAATGAATACTCGAAAATTGCAGAATTTGAATTTAATAAATGTTTTTACTTCGATTCACCAAACTGTTTTAACTTTGCAGTCGATAATTTATTGGACGAAAGCAACTATTTATGTTATGATGAAATTGCATTTAATAAAGGTGGGAAACATGATATCGAGTTTATCAATGGTGACGATGAGTTTGTTAGCGAGATTTACTTTCATATTACCAGCCGTCTTCTTGGAAATAATTCTATTAGAGATGCTGTTGCGCTATCAACACTAACTGAGAGNCAANTACAGGATTTCAATTTTTCTGAAACAATGGCTTCATTTAAAATTAGTAGTCTTTTAAAAGAAAATGGAATTAGAGGTCAGTTTAACGGGTATTCTAAAAATGGTGTACCAATGTATTATAATTTCAAAACAACCAGTGTTAGAAGAACAACAAGAAAACTGCCGGGAAATATTAAATCAAAATACAGAAATATTAAAATTGTAGACGATGATGTTTATAAGATTTTGAATCATTGTTTAAATATTAAAGATTCTTTTTTAACAAAACTGCGAAAAGATGCACCTTAGCGGAATCATACCAATAGCCAATTACGAAGTAGAACTGAAAACTCATTACCCAGAGCTTTTGACATTGGTGGATGAAGAATTCAATTTGATACAGAAATCGGTATACGAGTGTGCTGCAGCGGGCTGTAACACAATATGGATTGTAGCCAATGACGACATGGCTCCGATAATAAGAAAAGTCGTTGGAGAGTGGGTTTATGACCCTGTTTACTACAAAAGAGATTTAGAAAGTAAATTTTATTCACACTTAAGAAGAGAAATACCTATATATTACGTCGGTATCAAGCCAAAGGATATGAAAAGGAGAGATAGTTACGGTTGGTCAATTTTAGAGGGTATGCATGCATCATACATGACAGCATACAAGATTTCAAAATGGCTTTTACCAGAAAAGTATTTCGTTTCATTTCCTTTTGGAGTTTTTGATACTGATGTAATACGACAAAATCGTAAGTTAATCAAGGATAAAAAGAAAAACTTATTTTTTACGCATGACGAAAAAAGTTTATTATCAAACGATTATCTGCCATTTACACTAACAGGAGAAGATTTTATAAAATGTCGAAGAAACGTGAACAAAAAGACAACAAGGGAGTTTTTACCCCCTTTACCAAGCGAAAAGTACCCAACCAAGCGTCTACCAACTCATCAGAGGTGGTCGGCACGATTCTTCAGTTTGTATGATATCTTCCAACCACTAGAAGAGCAAAAAAGCAATATCCTAGAACTAGATTGGTATTATGACGTATCTTCTTGGAATGGCTATATTAATTATTTAAGATCAGGTAATATTATAAATAAGCCATTTGATGCATTGACAAAGCCCCACAAACACGTTAAAATACCATATACACTAGGAGAGTAAATGAATCGAAAGAATTCTAAGATTAAGTTTGTTGGCTTGCACGCACACAGTGTCGCAGGCTCTATATTTGACGCCATTGGATATCCACAGGCACATATGGACTTTGCATATGAAAATGGTTGTGAAGCCTTAGCTTTGACAGATCATGGAAATATGAATGGTTTGGCATATCAAGTTTTGCATGCTAAGAAAATGCAAGAGGCTGGTAAGGAATTCAAGCCCATCTTTGGTTGCGAGGCTTACTTTACACCGTCTATTGCTGAATGGCGAGACGCCTACGAGCAAGCCATGGCTGACAAGAAGCGCGCCCGTGCCATTAAGAAAGATGCACAGTCTGGTGCTACCGTTGAGGATGAGGGAAACAGCAAGCAGGTTCAGGATATTCTCCGCCGTCGCCGTCACCTTGTTCTCCTCGCGCAGAATCAAACCGGGTTAAACAATCTATTTAAGTTGGTATCCGAGTCATACCAGCCGGAGAACTTCTATCGCTACCCACGAATCGACTATGCACTGCTCAAGAAGTATAACGAGGGTATTATTGCTTCTTCTGCTTGTCTTGGTGGGGTGTATGCCGGTAACTACTGGGAGAACCGAGAGGATGGCGATGAGGCAGTGTTGGAAGCAATGCGAGAGACAACTCGATGTATGGTCGATATTTTCGGTGATCGCTGGTATGCCGAAATCCAGTGGAACAATATTAAAGAGCAACATGAACTTAACAAATATGTAATTCAAGTTGCTAAAGAGTTTGGCGTTGGACTGGTTTCTACAGCCGACAGCCATTACCCCAACCCTGACGCTTGGAAGGACAGAGAGCTTTACAAGCGTCTTGGTTGGCTTGGTAAGGGTCGCCCATCATGGGCTGACGAGGAATCAGAACTACCAGAGGGCGTTGAGGAGATTGGATATGAACTATATCCAAAGAATGGTGATCAAATGTGGGAGAGCTACAAGCAATACTCCGACGAACAGGGCTTTGAATATGACGATGATTTGGTTATGCAAAGTATTGAAGAGACATATCGCATTGCCTTTGACAGAATTGAAAAGTTCATGCCAGATAATACAGTGCGATTGCCTGAATTTGTTGTGCCGGCAGGATTTACAGCCACTCAGGCACTGGTAAATTATGCACTTGAGGGTCTAAAAGATAAAGGCTTACATACAAATAAAGAGTACACTGACCGTTTGCGAAAAGAGCTACACGTTATTGATGACCGTGGCTTCTCTAAATATTTCTTGACAATGAAATCCATTGTCGATGTCGCTACTAGTATGATGCTTACTGGACCCGGCCGCGGCTCTGCGGCGGGCTCACTGGTGGCATATGCACTGAATATCACACAGGTTGATCCAATTAAGCACGGTCTACTCTTTTCTCGATTCTTGAGAGCAGATGCCACAGACTATCCAGATATTGATTATGATGTATCTGACAGTATGACGCTTAAAGAAAAGCTAGTTGAAATGTGGGGTGCTGATTGTGTTGCGCCAATCTCTAACTGGAATACACTACAGCTTAAATCGTTGATTAAGGATATTTCCAAGCTCTATAATATTCCATTCACTGAAGTCAATACAGTTACATCAATCATGATACGGGAAGCTACTCCTCTAGCAAAACAAAAGCACGGTATCAAAGCGGGAATCTATAACCCAACATGGGAAGAAGTTATCGAATTTTCTCCAGCACTTCAAACATATTTGGCAAAATATCCTGCTGTCAAGACACACGTCGAAGGTCTTGTTGGTCAAGTTCGTTCTTGTTCTCGCCATGCAGGTGGTGTCGTTATCGCGGAGAATCTTGATAAAAATATGCCACTGATCAATTCGGGCGGTGTTCGTCAAGCTCCATGGGCAGAGGGGCAAAACGTCCGGCACCTTGAGCCTATGGGCTTTATTAAGTTCGATCTTCTTGGACTCTCCACACTTAAAATGATGGAGGGTGCGATATATCATATTTTGCGCCGCCATCATGGTATTGAGGAGCCAACCTTTTCAGATGTGCGAGAATACTACGAAAAAAATCTACACCCAGAAGTTGTGGACTTGAACGATCCAGAAGTTTATCAGAATATTTTCCACAAGGGTAAGTGGGCTGGTATCTTCCAGTTTACCGAAAATGGTGCCCAAAGCTTTTGTAAACGTGTAAAGCCAAATAATATCATTGATTTGTCTGCCATCACCTCTATCTTCCGTCCCGGTCCACTATCTGCAGGTGTTGATAACGACTATGTGGAAGCCAAAGAGCACCCACAAAGGATTCAGTATCTCTCTGACGAAGCAAGAGATATTACAGAAGAAACATTTGGTTTCCTAATCTTTCAAGAGCAAATTGCGTTGTTGGCTCATAAGCTTGGCGGACTTACGCTAGATGAGGGCAATATGCTTCGCAAGGTGCTGACCAAGAAAGGAACAGGCAAGGGTTCTGTAAAAGGCATGCTGCATGACAAATTTATTAAAGGTTGTGTCGCCAAAAACATTAGCCATGATGAAGCCCAATCCCTCTGGGATAAATTTGAATTCTTCTCAGGGTATGGTTTTAACAAGTCACATGCAGTTTCTTACTCTATAATCTCTTTTCAATGTGCATGGCTGTTCAACTACTATCCAGCAGAGTGGATGGCAGCCTTTCTAGACAAAGAACCGGAGACACGCAAAGAAAAAGCAATTAACATCGCCAAGAAATTTGGTTTTGATATCGCACCACTAGACGTTAATAAATCAGGAACCGTATGGGAGATTAGCGATGATGGGAAAACTCTCATTCAACCACTAACATCAATCAAAGGTCTTGGTATGGCAGCGATTGAACAAGTGCTTGAGAATCGCCCGTTTATGAACGCTGAAGACCTTTTGTTTCGAGATGACATATCATATAGCAAGCTGAATAAAAAAGCCCTTGACGCGCTTTGTAGGGGCGGTGCTTTGGATAATATCGTAGATGATCGTTTCTCTGGTCGTAAGCACTTCTGGTCTGCTTGTGTCGTCGAACGGCCGAAAAATCTGAAGAAGTTTAGTGAGAACATTGAGACATTTCGACCAGAAGGCGACTTCAGTGAAGAAGAGATAATTCAGTTTAAAACTGATCTGACGGGTATCTTCCCAATGAACCTTGTGATCAGTAATGAAACTATCGAACGGCTTCACGAAAAGTATATTCCCCCCATCTCTGAATTCGATGAGGATTTGCAAGTGTGCTGGTTTATTCCACGCAAGATCACGATTAAACAAACTAAGAAAGGTAAAACATATTGGATCGTGGAAGTTATTGATTCCAATAATGAGCTTACCAGAATTAGATGCTGGGGCATCAAGCCCCAAAAAGATAAGATTCGATTGAATCGACCATACATGGCTCGACTGAAGTATGATCAAAACTGGGGTTTCTCAACTTACGCAGTCGGCAGAACATTCAAACTATTAGGATAAACATGAATATAATTAAAACATTTAGTCCTCTATTAAAAGAGGCGAAGCTTAGAGATGAACTCCCTGTTATTATCAGGGTTAACAAATTTGATGAAGCAGCAGCAAAGACTTTCTCTGAATCAATGTCTAAAGCACAGAGCACTGGTCAGCCGGTTGTACCAGTTATTATTGATAGCTATGGCGGACAAGTTTATAGTCTGATGTCAATGATTTCAGACATTCAGCATTCCACCATTCCTGTCGCTACAATCGTGCAAGGCAAAGCAATGTCCTGTGGAGCCATACTTTTTAGTTTCGGCGCGCAAGGCAAAAGATACATCGATCCTGATGCAACGCTAATGATTCACGATGTTAGCTCCATGAGTTGGGGTAAAGTAGAAGAGGTTAAAGTTAGTGCCGAAGAGACCGATCGATTAAACCAGAAAATTTATCACATGATGGCTGAGAACTGTGGGCAGGATGAAAATTACTTCTTGGATATTGTTCACGATAAAGGACACGCCGATTGGTTTTTGGACGCAAAAGAGTGCAAGAAGCATAAATTAGCTAATCATTTGCGCGTGCCAGACCTTAAAATAGATACGTCGGTTAAGATCACCTTTAAGTAATACTACTTAAAGTATATGCTCAAAACTCAAAAAATTAAGTGGAAACGTCTCCTGAATGAATTAGAATTTTTGTATGAAGAATTAGATTTAGCTAATGACATCTGCAATGAGATGAATATTGATTTTGAGCATTACTATCGAGCTTACTGTGCTCGTAATAATATTGACATCGACAAACTTAACAGAGAAAACGCTGAAAGGCTAAGTGAGCTTTACGGAACTAAAAAGCCGGAACAGGGCGAAGAAATTCCAATTAGTGAATATTCTGGTAGCACAGCTTTAGTGCCCGTGGATAGTGCAGAAACTAGTAATGAAGACATTGAAGAGCCAGATGATTTAGGAACTTACAAAGACTTGCATCAGGATTTTCACAAGCTGTTTAGAAAATTAGCCATGAAACTACACCCTGATAGAATCGAGAACTGGATATCCGACCCTGATTATAAACAAACATTAGCTTGGGATTTTTCAGATGCTAAAAAGAGTTATGAAACAAAAGAATACTTTCGCTTAATTCAAATAGCGAAAAAACATAATGTTATGATACCTGAAAGATATTCTTTACAATTAAGATGGTTTAAAAAAGATAGAGATAAAATGGTTAATGAAATTAATAAAGTTAAAGGAACTTACAATTATTCATTTGCTGAATGTGAAAGTGATGAACAAAGAGATGCGATAGTTGAAAAATTTCTTTGGCACCTTTTTAGATTTAAACCACAAAAATAACTTGACTATCAAGGTTTAACTTATTATACTATTAACACCAATAAGGAGGTAATGTGTCTACTGAAGACAAACGTAAACAATATGTTAAAGAATATATTCGCTCTCTCGTTGCTATCGAGGAGGCGATGGAACCATATAAGGAACAAAAGCGTGAGCTTCGTATGGAGTTCAAAGAGAACGGGTGGCTAAATACGGATGAAATCCGCGCAGCGGTAAAAGCTTATCGCTTGTTTAAGGATAATGTTAACATTGATGAAGTTGTAGAAAACTTTAATATGTTTAGTGGAGGCACGAATGATCATTGAGTTCGCTCGTACACGGCCGGATGCACATGACCCACAAAGGGCAAATCCATCCGATGCTGGATTAGATGTTTTCTACTCACCAGAACATGAGGGGCAAGCCGTTTCAGTTAACCCCGGTGAAAGTAGGATCGTACCAACAGGTCTGCGATTTGGCATTCCGCATGGATATATGTTGGAGGTGAAGAATCGAAGTTCGGTAGCAGCCAAGCGATCGTTACTTGTGGGTGCTTGCGTGGTTGATTCTGGATACGATGGTGAAGTTTTTATCAACTTGCACAATGTTGGGAAAAGTCCACAATTTATTAAACCGGGCGATAAGATTGCACAAGTTGTTATGATTCCAGTTGTAAATTTCCGAGCGGTGCAGAGCCCAACTGGAGATTTATATAAAAATTCAATTACCATCAGTGAACGTGGTGATGGAGCTTTAGGGAGCACAAATGAATAAAGAAACACAATTGGTATTGTTTAGTTCTAAAACTGGCAACTGGGCAACACCCCAAGACTTTTTTAATAAGCTTAATTGGCGCTTTGGTCCCTTTACTTTAGATCCATGTGCCGACAGCGATAACTCTAAATGTACAAAATACTTCACTGAGTCTGATAATGGACTGTCGGAAAGCTGGGAGGGCTTCACAAGTTTTGTTAACCCTCCATACGGTAGGGGTATTGACAAGTGGATTAGAAAAGCATTTGAAGAATCACGCAAGAATAATACTAAGGTAGTAATGCTTATCCCAGCGAGAACCGATACGAAGTATTGGCATCAATATGTCATGCAAGCGGATGAAGTGTACTTTGTCAAAGGAAGACTTAAATTTGGTGATAGTGAAAATTCAGCACCATTTCCATCTGCGGTTGTGGTATTTGATGGCGGCAATCAACAACAAATATTTGGAGGAATGAACCGATGACTGAAGAAATTTTAAATTCTGCGATTTTACAATTAAAAGCAAAAGCCACTGAAAGATTTGGAATCATTAAAGATCTATATCATCGACCGGCGACCAGTGAAACTGCTGATCAAATTGTTCAACATGCGATTGCACTAGCGCAACTTGAGGGTGCGATGATTACTTTGCAGCAGTATTCAGGTGCGCTTGCCAGACAAACTGTGGACGAAGCAATCTCCAATGCTCCAGAAGTTGAGGAAGAGCAGGAACTTGATGACGAGCCTGAACCAGAACCGACAAAAAGGAAAAGACGAACTACCAAGAAGAAAGCCGCGCCTGTAGGTCATAAGGAGCTTATGGAAAGGTCTGCAACTTATAGAAAGTCACAAGATAGACCGAAGGCTGTTAAAAAGAAATGAACAGAGCAACACGAAGAGCAATGAAGAAAAACATTAGCAAAGACGCTAATGAAAAACTTTCTAATCAGGTTGCACAATTTGGTAAATTACCAGAGTCTTGTGATGTTTGTTCAGAACCATTTGACAAGAAAGATAAAGAAATGGTAAAATCATGGTCTGTTGTTGTTAAACAAGAGATTGTTAGGCTTTTTTGCCCTGACTGCATGGATAAAGCCAAGGAGGTAATAGATGGCAGTAACCAGAATATCCCGTGATGCGTTAGATAATATAATGAAAGGCACTGTTAAAGAAAATTCTACATTTGTGTTAAAGTTTTACTCAAACGGTTGCCATCTATGTCACAACTTGAAAGATTATTTTGTTGACATATCTAATAAAGAGAAGTATAAAGATTTAAACTTCTTCGCTTATAATATCGATGATTACCCTGAGCTTGAGAAAAAGCTGAAGTTTAAAGGTGTTCCCACTGTTTTCATCGTACACACTAACATTGGTAACAGGCCGCCAAAGATTGTGTTACTACCAGAGCCTGAAAATCCAAATGAGCATACATGGTATCGCTCAAGCGACATTTGCAATTTTATTGATAGGGAGGCTATGTGAAAAATTCTTTGTCTTACGATGATGTTCTGCTTGTGCCTCAATATTCTGATATTGAAAGTAGAACAGAGATTGATTTAACAACCGACATGGGTAACGGTTTATTGTTTTCCCTGCCAATTATCTCTTCACCGATGGATACAATTAGTGAGGCTTCGATGGTTACCGCCATGAACAATCAGGGTGCTGGTGGTATTGTTCATCGCTACAACACTATTGAACAACAGTGTGAAATAATTGAGAGCGTTGAAAGCCGAAACGCGGTGGGTGCTGCCATAGGGATATCCGGTGATAATCTAGACCGTGCCGCTGCAGTTCTCAACGCGGGAGCCACATTCTTATGCGTTGATGTGGCACATGGTCATCATATCAAGATGAAGAGTACGCTTGAGCAACTACGCAGAGAATTTGGAGATCACATTCACATCATGGCTGGTAATGTAGCCACGTTACAGGGTATCAATGATTTAGCCGACTGGGGTGCTGACTCTGTGCGCTGTAATATTGGTGGCGGCTCAATCTGTTCAACAAGAATTCAAACGGGTCACGGAGTACCCGGCTTAGAAACTATCTTTGATTGTGCTAAAACTGATAGAGATGTCAAGATTATTGCTGATGGTGGAATCAAAAACTCTGGTGACATTGTAAAAGCTTTTGCGGCCGGTGCTGATGCAGTTATGTGCGGTTCACTTTTCGCAGGCACACTAGAGTCGCCGGGGGAAGTTTTTGAAGAATCAAGTGGTAAAAAGTGGAAAGTATATCGCGGCATGGCTTCTAAAGAGGCTCAAATAAGCTGGAAAGGTAATTACTCGTCATATGAGGGTGTATCAACGCGCGTTCCGTTTAGAGGTAGTGTGGTAGATATTCTATCAGATTTGGAAAGAGGAATACGTTCGGGCTTATCTTATAGTGGTGCCCGCACGATCTCTGAGTTAACTAGTAAAGCAGAGTTTATTGCACAAACTACGGCTGGGCTATCCGAAAGCAGAACTCATATTTTAAGTAAAAGTTGGTAAAATGTCTGATACAAACGACTACGGAAAAAACGAAAAGAGAATAATATTTACCGATACTGATCATCGCCATGCACAGCTAGTATTAAAATTAAAGAACGATGGCATGACAAAATCAAAGTTTTTCCGTTGTATTATATCTGGATACTTAAACGACGATGAAAGGATAAAACAATTTGTAATTGAAAATAGTAAGCTTTCCAACAAAAGAAAGAAAAGAAGCATTAAACTTTATAATAAGGGCAAGCAAACTATGAGCGACTTAGGTCTTTCCGATGAGCAACTCGATGATTTGTTTGATCTTATTGCTGAGGAGCATCCTGAGTTATGATTGTGGATGGATTATTAAAATGTAGCAGAAAATGCATGAATGAGCAAAAATCTTGTACAAAAAGTGAGTGTAAATACTTTATTGAGTACGAGGATGAGTACAATTGTACTTTGGTTTCTATTTATGAAAACGGAAGAATGACACTCAGAGAAATTGGCGATAGATTAGGTATTTCTTTCGCCCGTGTTAAGCAGATAGAAGCTAAGGCGCTTCAAAAAATCAAAAATACTGATTTAATTTATTTTAAAGATATGGAATAATACGATTATTATGACTATTTATTCTAGAATTTCATTTATTAAGGAGAGAAATTTAAATGTCCCGTAAAACTTTACTTACAGAATCTGAGGTTCGTCAGTTTCTTAAACTCGCTAACATTGGACCGGTAGGTGATGCCAAGGTTCAAGAGATGTACCATTCGCCCAAGCCCGGCATTCGTGATGATGACGATGACGAAGAACCCGGCATGAGAGATGATTCACCAGCTATGGAAGAGGCAGAGGATGTTTCTGAAATGGAAATGGACATGGAAATGGGCGCGCCTGATGACATGGAAGATGCCGCCGATGACATGGACGATGCTGAAATGGATATGGACGCCGCCGGCGGAGAAAAAATGGTTTCTGTTGATGACTTTATGGGTGCTCTTGAGCGCGCTCTCGAAGATGTTTTGGGAGATGAAGTTGATGTTGATATGGATGCTGAAGACGATGCAATGGATGATATGGACGCCCCCGACCCTATGGACGATGATGAGCCCATGATGGAAGGCGATGATGAAGAAGATCTTGATGAAGGCGAAGATCACGATGATGACGACAGAGTTGACGAGGAAGAAATTGTTAATGAAGTCGCTAGACGAGTTGCCGCCCGTCTTCAAGAAAAAAATGACAAAGAGAACATGGTTAATGACCTTGCTGAAAGAATCATGGCTCGTCTCACACAAAAATAATTGACACCAGTTAATTAATGTGTTAAAATAACCACTGCTAGTGGTTATTTTTTTAGGTAGGTATGGAGCAAACACTTTTATATATTTTAGTTTTCATATTTGGTTATGTAACCTGCAAAACATTTTATTTTTTGCGCGCGAGTAGAATTAGTTTGTCACTTATAAAGTTGTCGCACATAATTTTTTTATCAACAATATTAAAAGTATCTGAGAATTATGTTTTACTACGTGAACGTGCGAGACTTCTAAAGAAACAGGGACATATTGACAGTAAAATTTACGATACTGTATCAGAAAATATTAACAATCAGTTACAGCTACTGAAGGACAATTCAATTGAGTACCTAATTAATATGCACCCTAAATTTTATAGAGATGCTTTAAAATTCGATGATTGGGTTTCGTCAATGAAGTATCTTAAAGAAAATGAAGAGACTGTATTTGAATTTTGGAAAAAATATGATAGATAAAATTAAACAATTGCTTGAAACTTTGTCAAGCAACGAAAATCAACCCATAGCAATTAGTGAAGAAGAATTAATTGAACAATTATTAGGTGGTGCTCCATCTCAAGATCCTGAACTTAGAGTAATAGGATTATTTTCTGATGTAGTGGATGAGAAAATCGCCGAGTTAGTTCACGCATTACTATATTTAAATGAAATCAACAGAGTAAAAAAACAGGATAAGCCGATTGAATTTTATCTTTCGACATATGGTGGTTCCGCCGACGACATGTTTGCTCTTTACGACGTGATGCGACAGATAAGGGAATCGACAGAGATTCACACCATTGGTCTTGGTAAAGTTATGTCGGCCGGTGTTCTTTTGTTGGCTTCCGGCACGAAAGGAAAACGCAAGATTGGTAAGTATTGTCGTGTTATGATTCATTCAGTCATCGGTGGTAGCCATGGCTCTCTTCCCAATTTAGCTAATGAAATGGAAGCGATGCAGCAAATTCAAAAAGACTACATCGATGCGCTAGTTGAAGAGACTTCGATGTCTAAAAAAGATCTGAAGAAGCTTCTTGAACGAAAAGTAAATGTCTACTTATCTGCAGAAGAGGCGGTTGAATTAGGTATTGCAGATATTATTATTTAAGGAGATTAATGTGTCAGATTATATGAAGGAAATGTTTATTGATGTTAGAGAAAATAAAGAGGCTGATAATACTGATGACACGTTAGATTTAATTTACGAAGTTTTTATGAACGCCGCCAAGCCACAAGTTGTAACTGAAATGGCTGCAGATAAAGCTAGAGAGTTTGTAATGTCACTTCCAAAATTTACACCCACTGAGGCTTGGGGTAATCCCGAGAGCATTGAGAGGCAGCAGATAACGAAATTGTTTAACGCCATCGGCGGAGGTCGTTCGATTCAGGGCAAGCTTAAATTTCTTCAAAGGATTACAGAACCAAATACCAGAATTACTTCCCCCCGACGCATCATTTCTTCTATAATCATTTTAGAGTGTTTAAAAGCTGTTATTACTAGTTTTAATGCATCAAGTGCCGGTTTTGTTTTCGAGGGCTTTCTCTCTGCGCTCTTGCAGGGAACTCAAGAAGCTGAGGTTTCAGCTAAGGGTAACTTGCCCATCCAAGATTTGATAGCCTTTTCAGAAAGTGATAATCCAGTTCCTATTAGCTTGAAGCTTTTAAATAAAACTACTAACATTGAGGGCAGTTATACTAACTTAGTTGATGGTCTCGATGAGTTTAATGAAATGGTTTACATCGTCGCACGTAAAGATTCTGAAGCTGGTGGAATTTCAATCGAAAAATTTAGATTTGATCAAAATAATTTTATTGATGCACTTTCAACCTCTGCTAGAGGCGGCGCCACTAAAGGAATTAATTTGTTTCAACTTCCTGATAAGACTCCTGAACAATCAATTGCTATTTTAAAAGCAGCCGATAGTTGGCCAGAAAAATATGATCTCCTGCAATACACCGCTGGATACTCTGACAGAATTAGAAAAAAGAGAGAACTAGCCAGACAAACAGATCAACAAGCCCAAGAAAACCCTGATTCTGAAGAAGCAATGAAGGCTCAACTCGCCGCAGAAGGCGAATTGCATGAGGCTATCAAAGAAGAGTGGAGCCTATTGCTTGAAAAAGTAGGTGGCACACAGTGGCACATTAGCCCGCAGCAGTTAATAAGTTTTGATTTTGTAGAATACGAAGAATTGGGTGAATTGCCATACACAGAGGCAGCTATACTCAACGTAGCTCGTATGCACATGGATAAACTTAATGAAGAAATTATGCAGCTTTTTAGCGCGACCCAAGATTTGTCAGAAAATATTAATCGTTACTTTTTAGTTGAAAAGCGTAGCAGTGCCATTAACTCTGGCGAGCAAGCCATTCAAGATTCAATTGAGATTCAGCAATCTCTTCAAGCACAACTTCAAAAAACAGATAGTGAAGAAGAAAATCCTTGACATTTTGTTAATAATTTATTATAATAAACACAACTCAGAGGTGTAAATGAGTCGAGCATATGACGACAATCAATCATTGCAACAAAAAATTATTACAGGAGCGAACGTACTAGCTGACAATGTGGCTTCCACTCTTGGACCAAGAGGTAGAAACGTTCTCTT